GAGCCTCAGTAGTGTCTGCTAACTCAGCCTCAAAATATAATCCACGATCATCCTCATTTAATTTCAATGTGCCGTTCTTTGATCGTGCTAGCGGCAAACCTTCGTGATTAATAAGTAATCTAACATCAGGAGTTTCAGTTAATGTTTTACGAAACGCTCCTGGCGCAATTGATTCTTTAAATGGTAGCGGAACACTTGATTCATTAAATACGGCTGCGTAACCAGCAAGGCGCATTGTGCCATCCTCTGCTGATCTTGCTTGCACATCTTTAACTGTATATGTGCGGCGTTCAATCTTTTTCATTTTTCTCCTTGATTCTGCTTCTGCGTTCAGAGCATCAATTTTGCGTTGCGCCCAATTCTGCGCTCTATCTGAAAAATTGCTATCCCCACCCCAAAGAAGCCAAGCAACTAAGCCTGCTCCTGGATAACCTGGATCGGATGGATTACTGTTTGAAGGTGCTTTACCATCAACTTGATGGCGAGCAAACCAGGGAGCCATCTTTCTAACTTTTGGTTCTGTTATTTTTCCAGCAGCCATATCTCTTGCTGCTGCGATGGTGGCTGGTACTAAACCATCGCCCCCAAAACCTTCACTATAATATTTCAAACCACGCTTGGCATTTTCTCTAATAAATGAAGGAACATCTAAATCAACTTGCCTATTTGCCTCATCTGCTTGCCAAGCATTGCAATAATAACCGCCATCAACATAATCTAACCATTTTTCACACCAGGCTTTAGTGCCTGCATCGTTTTGCTTTTGCTCATTGTAGAAATAACAATTACCGCAGGCTCTACCTTCAGGAACATCATCTGCAAGTGCAGGTCTGTAATTATCAGGTAAGGCACGCTTAGAAACTTCGCCACCTGGCTCCATATCCTCAGCAATTGAGATAGCAACCATCTGATCTATCGCATCTTGCTTTGAAGTGTGGCAGCCGATAGTTGTATAAGAACCATCAGATTCCTCTTTTACAGTTGCCCAACCAGAGCAATCACTTTGCGTATCAGATATTAAATATGGCATAGATTCCTAAACTAAAAGTAAAACTTCTGCATCATCATCAAGGATTGAGAAATCAATTTGAGAGATTGATTTACTTGATAACTTGCCTAGTTTTGTATTTGCTTTTGCAACCTTTATTGAAACTGTTATTTTTTCAGGCTCAATAATTTGAGGGAAATTAGGTTGAATATAATTTGGCTGACCTGATGAACCTGGTATAACTTCATTACTTGGCACAGTTGCATTAGCAGATAGCCCACCTAAGTTGGCAGTTGCTGAAACAACATTTGTAATTTCCGCAGTAGCACTGGCTGAGGATGAACCTAGATTTGCCGTTGCTGTTGCGAAAGTTATCGGCCCTAGAACATCTACATCTAATTCAGATGAATTTAGGACAAATTGAGCCATTTATTAACTCGCTAGAGTTAGTGAAACTGTTAGCGATCCGCTTGGAATTGTAAAGGTATCTCCAGCAGTGTAAGCATTGCCTGCAACAGTTCCTGAGAATAAGAAGTTGCCTGCGGTTAGATTATCCCAAACAGTAAAGAATGTGGCATCCTGTGAACCTGCAATATTGCTCCAACTTACATCTGCATCAGAAGTTAATCCGCCAGCAGTAGCAGCACTAAAAGAAACTAATTTGCGAGTTGTTTCAGTAGCAGCATTTGCAGTTCCTGCTGAACCTGGATCGCCAATATGTAGTTTTACATAAACATTAGAGGCAGAGTAATTAGTTGCATTACCTACTGCATCAAGAAATTTATTTGCTAAGTAATCGCTTAATCCTGTTGCCATTACTCATCCCCCTCTATAAATTCCTCGATAATTTCATCAATGCGACCTTCTTTATCACGCTTAACTTTTTTGCGAACTCGCTTTTGTTCAATGTTATTTGTAACCTGAACATTAGGTGCTTCAACATTTACATTAGGCGCTGCAACATTAACCTCTGGTGATTCCATCATTACCATTGGTTCAACAGTTACATTAGGTGCGGCTACATTTACAGTTGGTTCTGGAACATTAACAATTGTTTGTTGATTATCATTACGCCTATCTCGGCTCTTAACCTCATAAACAGCGCTTGGATCACCTGGGTCAATTGATGCAACCTGCTGCAACTGACTACTTGGAACTCCTGTGTGCTTCATCTTAGGTAAACCGATTGCAGCATTAACGGCTGCTGGATCAAATCCAACCTGAATAAGTGCGGTAACAATTTCAGTTCTTAACTTAACACCAACATCTTTAGCATCTGCTGCATCAATGTTTTGTAGAGGAACTCGATATTGATCGCCAGCCTCGCCAAGAGGTGATAAATCCTCAGTTGAACGAACATCATTTAAACTTAGGAAACCTTCACGCAAACCTTTTGTGTAAGCATCGTAGCGCTCAATAGTTGTTCCGCGTAGAAGTGCATCAAGATTAAACTTAACAAATCCATCTTTTTCAGGAAGTAAAGATGATAATGCTTGCTCAATTCTTTCTAGCAATGGGCGAAGTGAGTGTTGTACAAATGAAAGGTTCTGCGCTTCAACGCTAGCAAAACTCATTGCACCTGCAACTGGATGACCTAATAGTGAAATCGGAACTCGGAACAAACGGGCGATTTCCTCAAGACCGAATCGGCGTGTATCTAATAACTGGGCATCCTGGGCGTTTAATGAAAGTGGTTTAAATGCTGCGCCACCTGTTAGCACGCCAATCTTTCCTGCACGATATGGGCCTGAGTGAGTTATATTCCAATCGCGGCCAATGTTACTTGCTTGCTCCTCAGTTAATTCACCTGGTACTTCAATGATGCCGCCAGGGTTTGCTGCATTTCCAAAGTAAGAAGCGGCATAAGTATCGGCTGCCATAACTGCACCAATAGTAATTCTTGCTGCTTCAACTGGCCCTAAGCCGTAGAAAGAACCTGGTAGTTTAAATAATGGAATATGTAACAACTCATCTTTTGTAAGGGTCATTACTTTCTGGTTGTAATCTTGAGTATAAACTCCGCCTGCTGGATCGTACTCTTTAATCGTTACTTCATAAACAATTGGTTCATTTGGATTAGGGCGAGTAATTCTTACTGATTCAGGATTAATGCAATAAAGTTCAACAACTTCACCCATATCATCACGCACTGTAAGAATGTAAGCGTTGCCTCGTAAATTTAAAGATGCAAGAACTTGCTCTAAAAATTCCATTCGAGTTGATTCAGGGTTTGGTGAATTTACCCAAGCAGGAGTATCACCATAAACTGCGGCGTAAGAAATTCGTTGGCGACCTCTACGAACATAAGCACCCATTGGTAATGATGAAATTGTATCGCCAAGTAAACGAACGCAGGCATAAACAGTACTCATTCGAATTGCGGTTTCAGATGAAACTACAACTCCTGCTGGAGAACTATAAGCAGGTCTGCCTGGAATTAGCGGCTCAACAAATTGATTTGTTGCTCGCTTCTCACTAGCACCGCGTAACGCTCTTGATAAATTCATTAATTAGCCTTTTCTGTAATCCATACTAAAAAACTTCCAAGCACGATTAGCGCGGCTGGAACTGAAAGTATTGCTAAACCTGTTGTTACACAGGCAACCCCAACTACTTCAACAATTAAAGTAGCGTTTATCTTTTTCATTTACTCCCCCTTATTTTTAAATTCATTTGTCAAATCGTGGCGTGTCGATTTAATTTTTATATTTTCTGTGCGTAACAAATTGCAATTTTTGTAATTGCAAAAAATGTCAAAAGTATAATTAAGGCAGTGATTAGGAAATACTTAATCACTAAGGAAGGTAAAAAATGAAATGCCCTAAGTGTAATAGAGAAATGAGTACTGGTTACGCAGATATTCTTAATTATGGTTTATCTAAACCTATTTGGTGCTGCCCTGATTGGAAAGAGTGCAAGTACACATTAGCAAGGGATAAATCTAAACCTGAACAGAAAAATATCTAGTAATAGGTGCTTTAGGTTCAGGCGGCTGCGTGGCCCGATCATAACCAAAGATTGCGGCCACCGCAGCATCTACCTTGCGACGGCTAGAAGCCTTAGCAACCATTACTCCTCTTGAGGATTGTTTGGTAACACAGTTTGAGATGTGACGGGCCAAGCGTTCGTCACCATCGTGAGTAAATGATCCATTAACGACGGCTTCGTAAAACCTTTGCGTTGCAGGTACCATTCGTTCCGCCGAGTTTGGATAACTAACAACTGGTAAGCCGTTCTCATCAAGCACCATGAAGGTTCGTTGCCATCTTGCTGGATCGAATACAACTTCTCTAACTTGGAATCTGGAATCTCGGTAAACATCAATTATAGTTTTTTCAACTTCAGCAACTGGAACAAACCAACCTTGTTCTGCATCTTGCGGCCTTTCCCATATTCCAACAACTTTTAAATGTGGTTTCTCTCCACCTAAGAACCAAGCAACTAAAGCAGTTGAATCATTTGAGAAGGCTCCATCAAATGCTAGAACTACATCCTCACCAGGAATATCTTGGCGCTCTGTATCTATTATTGCTTCCCAAGCACCAGTTGGTAACCAAGCGGTAGTTGTACTAACAAAACAATTTATTCGCTTTGTTCTAAACTCTGCTTCAGGCGTTCGTAATACCGCCGATTCAAAATCCTCAAGATCAACAATATCCCCAATACCAGGATTACTTTCTTGCCAGAGTTGCGGATCACGATGATCTCCTTCAGGTTTAGTTGGTTCCCACCAAGCAAAAAAGAAACTGGGATCAACATTTTCACCCTTAGCAATTCTTTGTCCATATTGGTAAAGAGAGTAGCAAAGTGAATCTTGCCCACTGGTTGCAGTTTTAACTCCAGCAGTGGTGATGCCAAAGAGAAGTGAATCTTGCCTAGCACCACCTGCAAGGCTCATTACATCCCATAGTTCTCGATTGGGCTGGGCGTGAACTTCATCAAAGATAACTAATGGAGAAGGGTTTAATCCTTCTTTTGTGTAAGCCTCAGCAGAGAGAACTCTATAAACTGAACCTTTATCTTTAAACTCAATTGCATCTTTGTAAAGAGTAAACATTGTAGATAGTTCAGGGTCTAGTTCAACCATTCTGCGAGCAGTACCGAAAACGATTCGGGCTTGATCTCTATCGGCTGCGCAAGAGTATATTTCAGAACCATTACCACCAAGAGTTAAACCTGCTAAACCAACACTAGCAGCGAGTGCGGATTTGCCATTCTTTCTGGCCATTCCGATTAACGCAGTGCGGTGTTTAAATCTGCCATTTTCTTTTCGTGCTAAAGCGTGATTAAGTAATTCTTTTTGCCAAGGGCGCAGACTTAATAACTCACCAGCAGGTGCTGCTATTGAATCTTTAGTAACTCTACAAACTGCCTCTGCGAACTGGCTATAAAGTGGCCCATCGCCTGCTGCTATTTCTGCATCGCTTACTGGCGTTAGCCAACGCGGTGGCCACGAATTAGTTTGCTGCATCGCGTTTGTGCTGGAGTAGTTCCTCTAACTTTCCTCTTGCCTTCACTTCAGCAACCCCCAGTTTTGATCTATCACTTGGAGTTAATCCAAGCAACGATAAGTTTTTAACAATATCACCTTGCACTGTACTTAACATTCCAAACAAAGGATTTTGATACGCATAACCTTTATCGGTAAAAAGTATAAATTGTTCAGGCTTTAGTTGATCCTGAATTTGTTTTTTTAATTCCATCTTTTCGCAAAGTTCTAAAAGTATCGTGCCATCTGTATTGGCAATCCAAGGAGCAAGACTTAAAACCTCGCGCCAAAGAGTTGCACCAACTTCGCTTAAATGCTCAGGCGGCTGCGCAGAAAATCTTGGCAACGCAATAACTTTATTTAGATCAGGTAATTTTTGTTTGCCTGGATTTCCATTGCGCCGTTTAATTTCATTCGGCTTTGCAGCCATTTTGTTCCTGTCCGTTTTGTACCAAAATGCCCCCTATTGAAAAATTCGGAAATGTGCGAAGTCA